GGCTGTTCCATCACCTGGTCTTCAGCTTCAGTTCCAGCTTCCTGAACCATCTGCTGACCTTCCTGTGCTTGTTGCTCAGCTAACATAGCTTGCTGCATTTCTTCCTGTTGTTGCTGCATAGCTTGTTTCTGCTGGTCCATTAACTCTTCTGCAATTAATTGTTTCTGAGTTTGAACAACACCTTCGATACCTTCAAATATAAATGATGGCATCTCTTCAATAGGTGTTCCCTGCTCAAGAAGTTTTTCCAATGTTTTAACACGAAGTATATTAAAGTATTTAAGAGTTTCTCTTTCTTTATCGCTCTCTAACTCTTCTTCGTATTGTTGTAATTTGAATTGTGCTTTAGCTTGTTCTAACTGCATCTCGCCTTGAGATTTAGCTTGAGCAGCTTGTACTGCTTGTTGCATTTGCATCTGGCTATTCTGTTGAGCTTCTTCCATTCTTTCTTTTCTACGTTTTTTCTGAGTAGAAACTAAATAGTAGTTAGCAGCTTTTGGATTGTCTAATAAACGAATTTGAATAGCATCCTCAAGTTCTATAGTTTGTTGAGCTAATGCCATCTGAATGTTTTGCTCTAACTGAATTTTTTCACCCTCATCCTTAACAGCTTCAATCTTAACATCAAAGTTTGTTTTCTCGAAATCATCAGTTGCCTCTAACTTAATGTACTCAACTCTATCAGCACCTAAAGCATATTTATATCCTTCATATCCACCCTTCTCTCCAAAAACTAAGATGTCCCACAATCTCATTGAGGCTTGTCTTGCTGTTCTTTCGTATACGTTTAAGTATGAGTTGTATATGTAGTTAATAGAGCTCTCTCCAATTTGGCGAGCAGACTCTAATACTTTAGCACCTACAGCTTGATTAGAAATCATACCTTGGTCTAACGAGTTTGAACCAATGATTCTCTCAAGTTTATTCAACTCGAAATTATATAGCTCTATAAATGCTTGTAGCTTAGATGTAAATGGTACATTTAATGGAGTGATTGGAGGTCTATTGTTTCCATCCATCTCATCAACCATACCTTTATAGTAAATAACACCAGTCTGCTTGTAGATACGGATTAACTCCATAGGTTGCAATGCACCTTTACCGTTACCTAAATCTACATCACTCATACCTGCAATATCTACAGTGTAACCATCTGGTGCAGCTTGAGCTACAATCTTCTGCATTTGAAGGTGAGCTAACTGCATTTGTTTAATAGATGGAATCATTGTTTCAATAATAGGTTTGTTAGTCATTCTATTATTGTTGTACATATAGAAAGAGAACGGCAACAAACATTCTTGTAAGTTCTCATTAGGCTTAAGCATATTGTTTGCAACCTCCCACTTTAATAAATGGTTTGTATCGCAAATCCACGCACCTTCGTATTCTACGTAGTATGGTTTAGATTTAACGTAATCTTTACCATCTTTCATTTTCTCTGTTCTATCTAAAAGAGTTTTACCAAATCTGTCTTGGTTCTTCTCGTATTTAAGATTGTATAGAGTTTTATAGGAGAGCTGCATAACTGGTACACGGAACGCATCATATGGTCTTGCAAACGCATTTGCATATTGGTAGTTCCAAGTGAATGTCCAAGCAGCAGGGTTATTGTATTTAGATGTAGCACTTCTTGCTATATTGAATAGCTCCTCTTCAGATACTTTTCCTGGGTAGGTTAAACGTACATCAGCAATGCTCATATACACAATCTCACCAGCCCATTCTAAATCCTTAAGGTCATCACGCTCACTATAGGATAATACTAAGTTATATGGATTAACCTTACGGATTCTTACTTTACCGTTTGCATCTATGAATGTTTTAGTTCCACAGATACCAAAAGTAATTAAGTCATCAAGCATCCCGTTCTTGCACTCAGTCCAGTCGTTATCATACATCACAAGGTCAATACCCTGCTCCATCATTATCTCTTCACGTTGTTTATAATTGAAACCAAAGAATATTTCGTTTTCATCATTATCTTCTGGAGTGAATGCATCTGGGTCTTCTAATTGAATACCACTATTTTGTTGGAGAGCAGCTATTTGGTCTTTAAACTCCATACGGAATTTAGCATCAGACTTCTCTTTATCTTTTTTAGAAACACTAACAGGGTCAATAGCATTACAACGAATCTTTTCAATACGCTGATTAAATCTATCTTTTATACGCTGAATCATAGGTATAGCAATAGGTAGCGGAGTGTAATCAAGATTTGAGTACGGTTGCTGACCGTTAATATCTAAGAAATCCAAGAACTCTTGCATAGGCTGTTGCCCAGTAGCGTAAGCTCTGTTATAATCGAAACGAACCTGTCTTTGCTTTTGACTAACACCACCATATCCATTTAACCATTGAGAGTATGAAGTTTTCATTACCTTCAATCCAAATTCTGGCGAGTTTTTTTCAGCATCAGAAGATAGAGGATTGGGGAGTCCGTAGTAGTTTTGTTGAGCCATTAATCCTTAATATAAATTCTTTACAAAATTAACCAATTAAATCGTTTGTTTTTCAATGACCTAAGCCCTTTACTGGTTGAGCAAATTTCATAAATACTAACTTCTTTTCTTTTGTGTTTTCAACTTTGACATTTTCGGTCCCAGCAAGTAAGCTCATACCAAACGCAACAGTATCATCATACTTTGTACGCTTAGCGTGTTTGTAACTTATTAAATCTTCTATAAGCTCTGTGAAATAAATTTTATCACAATGGAGCTCAACGTAATCATAAACAGTGTCAAAGTGCTTCTGAAGAGCAAACGGGTCTTTGGATGGAGTGCCATACTTTACTTTTTTATTTTTTCTATTAGGGTCTATAGTGGATTTAGGTCTCCACATTACATAGTTTTTATATCCTTTATTAATGAAATACTCGTAGTAATCCTCGACATCACTCTCGTAATTAGCCTTGCATCCGAAGTATTCACATAACATAATAATATTATCGTGGAATATAGATTTTAGTGGTGGTCTATCAGAGTATCTAATCACACATAAGCCACTATCCTCTGGGTCCTGATGGTCGTGCTTTCTATATACATATGCCACGCCATTAGAGCCCTGCTCTCCCGTTATAATTGTACTGGCAAAGGGGTCAACCCCAATTGCAAAAGAAGATGTGTTAGACGGCTTCTTAAGGCCATTCTCGATGATGTTTTTATTTGCATCTTTTGGGTCCTTAAAATCCCAGCACATTTGGAACTTTCCTTTAGGGTCTGGTCTCCACGTTACCTTACCATCCATACCTCTGTAAAATGTAACACGACTCACTAATCCCTTAGGTGCATACTCTCTTAAATAGGTGAGCTGGTCATTAAGGTTTATAGAATTAAAATGGCATTGGCTGGAATCTGTTTGGAATGCTTCCTCTACTGTTAGTGGTAGCTTTCTCTTTTCAGATGCTAACTGACGGTCATCAAGACCCTGTCTGTTTCGCATAATGTAATCCTTGGCCAATGCTTGGCGTGAGTAACCATAATCATCTATAAAGGCAATACCTGTAATATCATCCTCTCCATAATACCCCATATACGCAGGGTTAAAATAACGCCATAATCCAGACTGTGTTTTACCGCTCTCGAGCTTTTCTGTAGGGTTTGATTTGTCCCATATGTTCTTATACTGAACAGATGCCTCAAATGAATCTCCATCCTCTACCGTTGTAGTTATTAATGCCTTTCCTATAATACGTGAACCATTAAGCAAACAGAACCTTACTACGTTCCAGCATTCCTCAACATCCACATTCTCAGCTTTTGCAGCCTCATCAAATATGTATGTCTTTAACTTCTGACCATCGTATGCAGTCTTTACTGTTGCCGCATAATCAATCCAAGAGTTTAGTGCTGTAGTATATTCTTTCTTCTGTGCCTTTGTACTTCTTTTACCTGGCTCAAAGAAACGGAGAGCAGACTTAGGGTTAGACTCACCCTCGTCTATTGGTTTAAGATAAGAAGGCATACGTTGCCATCTTTGTACAAGTTTTGCGTATAAGTCTTTAGCACCATCAAGGTTTTTAGACTGAATACCACAATGCGAGAATTGGTTTAAGATTGTGCGTAGGTATGCGATGATGATTGACACCTCTCCTTTTCCCCATCGTCTTGGTGTAGTTAAACATAATCCGAAACAACTTGGGTCTTTCTCCACCGCATCCCACACATAAAAGAAATCTCTTTGAGCATCGGTAAACAATGGCTGCTCACCATCAATTACCATATAGTTTAAAAACGCATAATGGTATCCTGTTATATACTCAAGATTACCGTTATTAAAAAACCAATAACCATTCTTTATTCTGTTGTATTCACGTATAGCTATCTCCCCTTGCGTATCATCATCAAGCTCATCATAATCTAATGGTACTTGTATATAATGAAACTTTTGGTCCTTCTTATCCTTGTCGTAATTTGTTATTTCCCTGAATAGGGGAGGAGTAGGAAGTTCAACACTAATCTCCCCACACATACGCTTGCGTTCAAACTTATCTAACGCTAAATCTATTAACTCCTTATCAATTGCCACGTATCAAATCCTCTGGTCTTCTAATAATCTTCTTAGCCTTAGGCTTATCTTCTTCTTCTGTTTCGGTGAGCTGAGCAAGCATTTTAAATTTATCCATCTTGTCTACAAGCTTCATAACCTTATCAATCATTGCATCAGACTTGTCGTCATTTATATACTTGCCTGCAATAGCCCCATCTCTGATGGAAGAAATGTCATTTGCGAAATCTCCAGCAATACCAGATAGCTCAAAGAGTAACCTTTTTGCACCATCGTTCTGAAACGTGGAGAGTTCTTTTTCCAAATACTCAACATACTCTAATTGGTCTGATTTTAATCCTTTTAAATTTGGTCTATTCATCCTTAAATACTTCTACTTCTTCTTGTACCTTTTTAATCAAATTGCGGCCCTTCAGAGACAAGAAATAACTGTTGGTGATGTTCTTACTCGCATCAATAAACTGGAGCGTTCTACAGGCGTTAAAATGCGTCATACTGAACGACTCTCCAAAGAATGATTTATAGTCTGCCATTGATAGGTATTTAAAGTTACTGGTGTAAACGATATACACAAATTCTTGTAGCCTTAAACCGTTTTCCTTGGCGAGCTTAGTATATACTGGTAGGTAATATACACTTGCTAATAAATCAGCTTTCTCAAATGCCGACTTCCTTACTTTTCCTTTCGTCAATTCAACAGCTTTCTCTTTTACTTTTTTCTGCTGAACTGCATACCTTTGTTGATTACTCTTGTATTTTAGCCACCTCTTTGCACTAATCTGCTTGTTCTTCCTTTCAAGCAAGTCCTTCTTTGATTTCCTTAACCTAACAATTTCGCTTTCCATTCCCCTTATTACCTTCCTATAATAAGGGATTATAACATTTCTAAGATATACAGATGGTTTTCCTTTTGTGTTTAAATCTATATCCCTCCCAACAAACGGAACAAACTCTATATCATCAATTGATTTAGGCAGATTTTTTTTCATCCAAATATACCCCTGCAATAAATTTATGGTCAATCTTTACATACTCTTTTTTATTGTATGTAAATTTGTAGTTGTAATCATCCTGTGGCATAAGTACATCGCCAATATTTATTTTATCGTCAGCCCAATTTTTGTTTATTGAACTTGGCGTATGTGTTACAACCAACTTTGCCTTTTCTTTTTTCTCACCACTGAATGTAGTAATAATACCAGATTCGGTTTTAGCTTCTACTATTAGGTCTTCACAGAAATAAATATCCTCTGCTAATTCAAACTCATCTTTATCATTAATCTTTGCGAACATTTGGCTTAATGTAACCCTGTGATACTCTTCTCCACCGTACTGAAAAGCATTCCCATCCGCTGAAGCTAAGTAGTGTGTTAATACCTTATCTCCATTCTTAAAGAATGTTTGATTTTCAGGTGCAGAAACAATGATACCAACTTGGTCAGAGTTACCTCTAATATCCATATTACATTCTGCGGCAATCTCAATAGTAATACCAGACCCTAAGTCATAGTTTCTTACTGAACCTTTTTCGTACTTGACGATGAATTTGTCTCCGTGTGTTTTCATTATTCTTCTTCCTTTGGTACATTAATTTCTCCAAACTCCATCTCGTAATTAGTAATTGACTGATTCATTAACCAGTGTAGGTGTTCGGAGAGCTTTCTTCCCTTGCTGTTAGCCACCACTTCTGCTTTGTATCGCTGTGAGTTTTTGATACGCAGAGGATAAATTTTACTTGTTTTTGTATTCCACGACATTTTTCTTCCTTTTTGTATATGCAAAGATATATACTTTTTACTTACGATTTTTAACCTCTACAATAGAATTGTATCTTTCTTGATTTACGTGCGATAAAAGTAGTTTTGCTTTAATATAATCCCAAGATAAATCATTCATTATCTTTAGTACATCATTATCTTTTTTAATTTTATCAAATGTTTGCTTTAAGGAACCAGTAAAGTTAGATACACCAGGTCTAATAAACTCTGGTAAAAACTCTGGTGCAATTACAGCAGCTCCTGAATATGTAGCCTCAATCCAAGATATATTACTTTTACCTCTATTGAACTTGCTATCTTCAAGAGTGTATATAAATATGCTTGGATTTAACTTATGCATATTTCTGAAGTAATCAAGAATATGTGTACCTGGAATGATAATATAGTTATCTCCGCATCTGCTCTCTAAGTATGGGAATCTTGCACCCATAAAATAAAACTCAGTTGTTTTGTTTTTGTTTATCATCTCAATCCAATCGTTTAGTTGAGAATAAACATCTATCTCGTGTGTACTACCACCTCTATATGCAACCTTTTTTGATTTATCATTAAACTGTACTTTATTTTTTACAGGGAATAAATAATCGTTATGTGCATTTGGTATTACCTTGATGTTTTTATTAAACTGTGAAAATGTTTCCTTCAAACCATTTGTAGATACCCAAATTTCATCAGCATTTCCTGCTATTTTTTTGATGTTTTCTTTATTTGCTTCATAGTTATTATGAAATGGATTGTGCATAGGAACATTTAATACATCATCATCATAATCAATAATAACCTTAATACCCATTAATTTAAGCATATTAATAGTATTTAGATGAACGGATATAAATGGTCTTTGAAATACTGCAACATCGTATGAAACGTAATTTGGCCAATCTAAAGCATCTTTTCCAGAAAGGTCTTTGATGTGAATATCAGAATATTCCTTTTCTAAGTATGGTAAAACACCTCCCAATCTATAAAAACTTGTACCATCTGTAATAGCTGGTGCGAATGTCAAAACTCTAATCATATTATACTTATCTTTGTGTATTCATTAATTTATTTATTAACAATTTAATTTAACCGAAATGGCTAAACTTATTTCTGTATCTGCTTGGGTTACTCCTTTAGAAGGCGAACTGGCAGCAACTGCACAAGTGTTAATCAATGTTGACCGTATTCAAGGTGTTAAAGCTTCTCCTTCTGGTGGTGCTTTTGCTATCCCTACCGTACAAACTGCTATTGATTATACTTACAACCAAGCCAACCAATGGCAAAATGGTTCTTACTTCGTAACTGAAGCCGTATCAGCTATCTTAGCTGCTGCTTCTGCTTAATCTTAGTTTGAACGCAAAGAGAAAGGGGTTGCACTAAGCTTCCCCTTTTTTGTTTTCCTCATTAATTTCTGTTACCATCTTTTCAACTGCTTCCCTGAAGTCCATAATCTTATGATATGTAGCCTCTGGGTCACCTTCTACTAATAGTGTGCTCAAGAAATCAAAATTCTTAACTGCACTACGAATGATGGTGTTAACTTCCTTAATTTGTTGCTCTCTTGCTTTTTTAACCTGAGCCTTCAAGCTTCTCTTTATTGCCATACTTAAAACGGTAAATCGTCACCACCTGCCGCAACAGGAGCTGATGCAACTTTGTTTGGTTTCCAAGTATTTAAAACAGCTGTATGTGTACGGCCTTTTTCGTCAACTTGTTTTTTCTGTAATAAGTCAATATCACACCAGCCGTTATTGCTGTTGTCTTGTAAGAACTTAACTACATCTTCTACCTTAATTGAAATTTTGATGATGTCACCAAAGGTTGTTTTTTGTGTCTTTACGAACATCCCGTTCACATAGACTTTTTCATTTTGTTGTGTACTCATTTTTTAATCATTTAGTTATTTAACAATATCCAAAGCTACAAATAAGTATTGACATATGCAAATTTATTTTTTATTTTGTTTTTTGAAAACTAATGTTTAGATTTGTAACCTTACTCAGTTCAGAAGTCTACTACTGAGAAGTGCATAGGGGTGAATAGCTCAATCAAAAATATGACTATAAAAGCACTAACAACAATTGTCAAAGTGGGAGCAATCAAGGAAGAAGCATTGAACTCTCGACCAGCAGATAGAAACAATTGGGTGGTATGAAAACAAGTCTGGTAGATGGGCTTGTCTGAGGAAAGTCTCAGTTCTGGGGTACGCACTGTTAATGTTAACGAAACTTGGTGGTTTGTAGAACTGCTGGGATATAGAGAAGGTATACTTATGAATGAACAAGAGCTATTTGAACACCTAAAAACACAATACATTCCAGACTTGGAGAAGACTGACCAGTTTGACCCTAAGGATGCGTATAGTAAACAGTATAATATGCACATAGAGCTTAAGTCTCGGTATACTCATTATGATGAGCTCCTCATAGAAAAAATTAAGTGGGATAAACTTATAGCTATGTCAAATCCAAGGTATGTTAACTGGACACCAAAAGGTATATATAGCTTTGATATATCCTCTGTAGCAGAACCAAAATGGCTCGGACATATTATGCCAGCAACCACAGAATTTGAGAACGTAAGTAAAGTAACTAAGATTGTTGGGTATTTACCAATAAGCAGTGCTAAGCTACTCAGGTAACGAGGCAAGCATCAATAGGAATAATACAAGCCAAAGTTTAAGTAGTAACGCTGACATTAGCAGTTCCACTTTCTTAATGACAAAGCCTTTCTTGTAGGTCTTCCCTTATCATCTTTCATAGGACCTGGCATACCAGACATTCTAGCACAGAAAGACTTGCGTCTTTTAGCATCCTTGCTACCAGCTTTTAATTTAGATGGGGGAGTAGTAACAGCCATTTTAAGCTTACTTCCAGGGTTAGCTTTTCTGTAAGATGCAACACCTTTTGCATTAAGACCACCAGTAGGGTTCTTACCTTCTTTACGAGTCCAAGCTGCTGTTTTTGGTTTAGCTGTTTTCATTTCTTCCGAATGTTATATTACTTTTAACTCTGATGTCTTTATGTCTAAATTGCCAAAGCTCACCAGTATCATTTATTATTATAGTATATATGGTGTCTGTCTCGTGACCGTAGTCAGTAACTAACCATATTATCCCATCACCTTTGGGAGAGCAAACCTCAACCCTATTGTGTGGTTCATAAATCATTTCTTTTTCTTAATGCTTGAAACTCTTCTACCCATACCAACTCTACTCTTCTCGGCTTTCTTTGCAGCAAGCTTAGATGAACTTAATTGAGATTTTGTTACAGGTGTTTTTGCAGAAACCTTTTTTGTTGGTCTGCAATATTCATTCTTACCACCAGCCCCACAAGCCTTACCACTCTTGGTATCTACCCACTTCTCTTTCTGCCATCTTTTTAAAGATGCACCTTTCTCACTCTTAACGACAGAACCACTTGATTTTCTACATTTAGCAATAGCCTGAGAAGCCCTTGCAGAAGGGAATACAGCGTACTGTGCTTTTACTTTATTGTAGCAAGCGTCTTTCATTATTTACCTTGACGGTTATATTTCTTAACGTAGTTCTTAGAAGTCTTTAATTTGCTTGACTTCTTTTTAGAGTGGCGGCCAGGTCTTGCAACCTTAGCCTTCTCTATTTTCTTAACGACTGATTGAGCTTTAGCCTTTGCCATTATTTATTCTTTAATGGATAACCATTTTTATCATAACCAGGTTTACCCTTAAGTTTTTGTCTTTGCATATCACTTGTAGCCTTATCTTGTTCTTTTGCAAATACTCTCATTGCTGGAAGACCTGAAGCTAATGCATATTTTAAACCCGCCTTATAAGCCTTTTCTCCAAAAAAACGTGTACTATCTGGAGTAGCCTTATTATCTTTTGTTGCTTTAGCTGCTGCCTCTTTATCTGCTTTTGTAATTAAAGCACCATAACGTCTATTTTGGTCTTCAATTTGAGCCAAACGAACTTGGTCTTTAATGTCACTTTCATCAGGATTGCCCATATCAGTACCATAAGCTTTTCTTTTATCCTCAATATACTTTTTATCTATATTGTTTTGGGCAATTATTTCCTTTAATTTGCCAATGGTAGCAAAGTTTTTAGGATTTGGTTTTTGTACTTGTGCCATCTTATTTACCTCTTTTAGCACCTTTGGTAGGCTTGTAAACGAATTGGCTAACCATAGCGTTAGCTTTCTTTAATGATACTGGAGTTCCTTTGTTTGCTCCTGCTTTTTTACTTACTGCTGGTTTTTTCATTACTTTGCTTTTTTAGCCATCTTGGCCATTAATACTTTTTTAAGATTTGGGTTCATTGCTTTTGCTTTTGCAGATGCTTTACGGGCACCAACTGCAAGGATGGCTCCTGCTGCTTTAATTGGCAGACCTTGTTTTTTTGCGATAGAGGCAGCAGCTTTCTTAAAGCCCATACCTATTTTTGATTTAGCTTTCATTACAATACAAAATTACATAAAAAAAGCCCACCGTTTTGGTGAGCTTCTCTTAGTATATATGTTATTATTTACCAGTTAATTTTGATGCAACAGCAGCTTTTTGTTTTTCGCCAATCTTTGGTAATGGGAATCCGTTTTTATCATATCCCTCTTTACCTTTATTTGCTTGTCTCATTTTATTTAAAGCACCTTCACTAATACCCTTTAATAGATTTCTATATCCTTCTTCTTTATATAAATCTTGTGCTGTGACATTTGGATATGTTTTAAAAAAATCTTTTTCAAATTTATCTAAATTTGCAAGTCTTTTATCAACAACTCCTTGAAAAAAAGCTGTACTATCTGCTGTTGGTTTTACCCCACCAGTTGGAGCACCAAGAGTTAATGTTTTTTTTACAACAGATATGCTATCTGGTGTGATTTTCATTTTTGCCATTTTATAAAATGTTTAATTCGTTAATAAATATCAATTGATATGCAAAGATACAAAATAACCAATTCTGTTTTTTACTTGCTACCCTTCTTAGGAATAGAAAGTGATATAGATAAGTTATTGGGTGGCTCCACGTTTCTGATGAGGTCCTTAATAACACAAGTGTTGTTCCACTTATTTAGACCGTATGTTTGAGCACATAGCAATGCTGTTTTATCAAATGTATGGAATTGAACTTCAAATATGAGCTGTTCAATCATACTGCTATCTCCGTTATTATACTCCTCTATCGCCCTCTTTGTGTACGGATGCTCAAGTATATATTTAGTATTTGCCTTAATGTTCATTATTTAGAATGATTATAAATTGAACAAATTTACAATTTTATTTTGATATAACAAAATAAGTCCTTACCTTAGCGTTATGTTACAATTCTATAAGACAACAGACGAAGCTGGATTAGATGTTGCAATCAACCCACAATATGTGGCACAGATTGAATCCTATACTGGCAGTGACTCCCTATCCTTTATAGTAATGGATGGTGGTAAACGTTATTTAGTAAAAGAAAATTGTAAAGAGCTTGCCGAAAGGTTAGAAAAATTGGCTAACTATGGCGGTGTCTAAAAAAGAATTAAAGAACCTTGAGTGTAAGTATATAGTAGGTGATACATTTACTAACACAGATGGGTTCTTTATCGTGTCTAAAGTAAAAACTCGTGATGAAGCTAATAAACTTTTAAAAGAACCTTTGTATACACTTAGCAGATTTCCAGAACATATAATAAAGAATGACAAGGTTGTACTTGAATTACAGCCATTTGAGGCTTACGAAAGCGAAATAGAAAGACAATTAACATTTAACTGGTCAAAAGTAGACTAATGGAAGAAAAAAATTATAAAGAAGGCATACTAAATGCCATTAAAGTTTTGGATGATGAAGTTCAGAACTTGCGTGCTCAACGTAACGAAGCGATACACGATAAATCAAAGGAGCGTTATAACGACCAAATCTTATCACACATCCTATCTATTCAACATTTAAGGGAGGTAATAACCGATGGCAAAGAAGAGGCTTGACATTAGAAGCGAATTTTCAACAGATATATTTAATCTGTTTGTATTTATTGCATTAGGTCCAGTAGATTTTGCAACAAAAATACCTGTTTACATATTAAGTGTAATATTGGCAGTTTTAGTTACAATACTTTGGGCGATACCAATGTTTTTTATTGGTTCAGTTTTAGCAACAACAATAAAATTTACCTCATTATTAATTAAGTTAATTAAAAGTATAATATATGGAAATAAAAAAAACAAGTAAGGTCGGGTTAGACTTTATAGCCCAAGAAGAGGGCTTAAGATTAAAACCATACAAGTGTAGTGCAGGTGTTCCAACAATTGGTATCGGTTCTACATATTATGAAGATGGTAAAAAGGTTAAGATGACTGATGCTCCTATTACAAAGGAAAGAGCATATACGTTGTTTGAAAATGTTTTGAAGCATTATGAGATGTGCGTATATACTTGCACACGTGATGACATCAACCAAAACCAATTTGATGCACTTGTTAGTTTAGCATTTAATATTGGAACTAACGCCCTAAAAAAGTCTACGTTAATTAAGCGTGTTAATAAAGACCCTAAGGGTTCTGATATTGAAGGTGCTTTCTTAATGTGGAAGAATGCTGGTGGAAAACCAATTCTTCTTGAAAGAAGAAAGAGAGAGTATAAACTTTATTCAAAATAGTTATGAAATTTTTAGAAATGTTAGAAGGAGAGATTAAGAAGCAAAAGAAAGTAGATATGCTAATGTCTATGAAGAAACAAAAGTTAGCAGAGTTAAAAGAAATAGATATAGCACTTAGACAATTAATTTATAGAAAACGATGAGAAAGAAAACAAACGCAACGTGGGAGTATGAATACTGGTATGGTGTTCAGCCAGAACCACAAAGAAAACAATTATGGTATTTAATAGCAAGCGTAGCTGTTATTACTGCCACATTTATCACTTTAGTTTTAATTTAATATGAAGTTACTACATTATTTTTTAGGATTCAATGCTTTGGCATTAGCTTATTTTTTCTTTACAGAGGTGTTATGCTCACCAGATATACTAATAAAATATTACGTGTATAACTGTTTAGCTTTCTCTTTATTGGCTACTACAGCAGTATATAACTTAATACAAGGATACAAGCTACAAAAGAGTGAGTATTAAGAAACCTATGACAAGGGCCTTTCTTTTAAAGAGGGGCTCCTGTTGTGGGAATGGTTGTTTAAATTGTCCGTACAAAGAAATGGAAATTATAGAAAAGATTCAGTATAACTTAGAAGGTGAAGTAATAAAAAGAACTTACAGCATAGTAACACCAGGTGAGTTTGATTACCTAAGAACCTTTGAAAGCTATGGGGAAGCTCGCCAGTACATCACAGACAGCTATGGTATCTAATATCATAGGTAAGATAACAGCATTACTAATACTTGGCTTTATAGCCCTGATACTTTACAAGCACAAAGACTATGAGTAAAGATAAACTATACCAAATGAGACCAGATGTATATATGGATGGTCTAAAGAGATTAATACAATACGTAAACTCAAAAACCCCAACTAAAAATATGGAGATGATTGAGATAGGCTCGTATGCTGGGGAATCATCTGAACTATTTGCACAGAATTTTAAAAACGTAATCTGTATAGACCCGTATTTAGATGACTATGATGTTAACGACATCACCTGCTCTTTTGCCCAAATGTCAGAAGTAAGGAAAGTATTTGAGAAAAGGGTTAGTATCTACAATAACATATCACTAATACCACTCCTATCTGATGATGCTATCAACGTACTCATAGAAGGAAAAAAGTTTGACTTTGTTTACATAGATGGAATGCACACCTACGAACAAATTAAAAAAGATATTACCAACTATCTACCACTAATAAAAGAAGGTGGATTTATAGCAGGGCACGATTTCCACCAAGTATACCAAGGAATCATAGACGGAGTTAGAGAACTATTAGGAGACCCTGATGCGGTATTCCAAGACACAAGCTGGATAAAAAAGATATGAAAATAGAAGCAATTAAAAACATCGTAATATACGTAGAGGGAAAGTCATTCATTTTCTCCTATGAAGAGCTCGCCAACATATACGTAAGCCTAG